GTCTTGTTGGTAAGCGTGTTAGTGCTTGTCGCTGTAAGGTAGCCGCCTACGTCAATCAAGTACGCAAGGCTAGACCACGCTGTAGAACCGTCACCAATCTTAATTTTACTTGTGTCTGTTTCTGCGCCTAGCTCACCTTGAGCCAAGACAGTGTTGGCAGAAGTCCAGTTAGAGGCAGTGTCGCGCCTAATTTGTATTAGATCAGCCATTAAGCTGTACCTCCATTGATGGTTTGTGGTGCGGTATAGGTACTGTTGGCAAAACCGCCATCAGCATTATTGATGTTGAAGTTGTTTGTCGTGACCGGAGCAACTTGTTGCCAAGCACTGCTCGTGTAAACACGCATTTCAGGCACAGTAGTGTTGTAGTACAAAGCGCCTGTTAAAAGAGCATTACCGTCATTATCTACACTAGGGTTAGACGACTTGCTACCGAGATAACGGTCATCAAATTGATCGTATAATGAAGCTGCCGAACTAGCCGAACTAGCTGCTGCTGTAGCTGAGTTACCTGCGTTTGTAGCAGAAGTAGCTGCGCCACTAGCAGAGGTAGAAGCGTTAGACGCTGACGTCGCTGCTGCTGCGGCTGATGTAGCTGCCGAGGTAGCACTGCCTAGTATCGAGTCTGTGTAGGCTTTTGTGGCTACGTCTTGAGCAGCAGTAGGGTCACCTGCTCCTGTGATCTTGTTAGTACCCATCGCTAGAGCGCCAGACATTGTACCGCCTGTCAGGTTTAGCTTTGTCGCGAGGGATGTGTTGATTTCTGTCTTAGTGAAGACATCTGTTAATCCGTAACCACTAACAGTAGTAGGGTTAGTACCGCCTGTAATACGACCATAGGCATCTGTAGTTACTGACCTGTATGTAGCTGCTGTAACACCGCTTGTTGCTAGGTCTATGTTATCTGCATTCACTACTATTCGCGAAGCAGCGGCAGTACCGACATCAAGCGTGTTGCCTGATTTGGTCATACCTGCACCTGCAATAACCTGACCCGCTCCTGAGAACTGAACCCAAGTAACTGCTGTGCTACCTAACGTACCACCTGCCACTATAGAAGCTACGAAGCCATTGTTTGCATTAGCTGTACCGTCTTCTACAAAGCTATAAGCATTGACTAACTCGTCCCAAGTATTTGCGTCTGCGGAACGCGCCCATCCACTAGCTGCTGCAACGTAAATACCATTCTCTTCTGCGCTAGTTTGATCTTTAACTAATACACGATCACCCGCTATAACAGACACACCGTCTATAGTCTGTGCGCCACTTAGCGTAATGTTGGCTGTAGTACCTGCACGACACGATGCCTTCGCGTCCAATCCTTGTACAGAGTTGTCTACATATATCTTAGTGGCTGCGTCTTGTGCTGCGGTAGGATCAGCCAAACCTGTAATCTTAGCCGCACCCATAGCGATAGCACCTGACATAGTACCGCCAGACAGATTTAACTTAGTGGCATCTGCTGTATCTACATAGCCTTTGGTAGCTGCGTCATTAGTGTTAGTAGGAGACGCGAGGTTGGTGATGGTTGCCGATGTTCCGGCATTCATGTCTAAGCCACCGTTAATAGTGACGTTAGTAAACGTAGAAGTACCTGATGAGGCAGTCACGTTACCAGTGACATCACCTGTCACGTTGCCAGTTACATTGCCTGTAACAACGCCTGTAATGTTACCTGTGACGTTACCTGTGACGTTACCTACTACGTTGCCTGTCAGACCTCCTACAAAGCCTGAAGTAGCCGTTACTGTGCTACCTCGTACCGTAGATGCGGTTGTAGCACCGATGGGCGTAGAGTTAATTGTGCCGCCTGTAACAACTGCGTTGCTAGATGCAAAAGTACCGTTGGCTGTTAGAGTGCCTGATACAGTCGCAGTAGTGGTTGTAATGGTAGAGGGATTAGTGCCTAGCTCTACAATAGCGGCAGACGCATTCTCTGTGAATATACGCTTGTCAGTTACATTGACCGCAAGCTCGCCTTTAACCAAGTCACTCGTAGTTGGTACGGCTGAAGCGGTTGAGCTGTTCTTGGTTACTATGACTGTCATGTCTATGTCCTGTTAGTTACCATTTTTCTTTGTTAGCCCAGTAGGCCGCTGATGTTTTGCCTTTTGCTATGTTCTTAGCATGGCGAGCTTTAAAGGACTTACGCCTTGCCTTCTCTGCTGTTGTTGTTGGGTTTTTGCCTGCTCCTGAGACACCTTGTTGACCAAAACGAATGGTCTTAACTGTGTCGCCTTCTTTAGCCAATACAACGTGGCTCTTTGTAGGATGGTTAGGAGTACGTTTGGGCTTATTATACCCACTCACACCTAATTTGGTCATTCTAGGGTCTTTTTTACTCATAAAGAAAAGGAGAGACAGCTCCGAAAAACTGCCTCCCCAACTCCTATCTAGGCATTTACGTTCATGATAAATGCAGAATCAGGACGGAGTGCTTTCACACCGTACAGCTGATCGGCAGTATACAAGTTGGCAAGCCACTCTTGCTTGTACTGCGTCTGCGAACGAACACCCATCTGCTCCGCTAACACGAACGTGTCTTTGTGGAGGAGCAATGCAGCTTTGAGTTCGCCACCCGCTGTGTTGTCACTTGCTGTTTCAGAAACAGCGCAGTTGGTAGATACAAATACGTCAATGCCGTACAGGTTACCAATCTTGCCATTCTCTACAGGTGCGCCACTAACAAAGTCAGAAGACACGTAACGATCAACACCCATAATTGCATTACGCAATGAAGGCGGTATTACAAAGCAACGGTTATCAAAAGGAACGTCTGCATCGTCCATCTTTTGAATCAAGTCACGGAAACACGCATCAGTAAAGACATCTGCTGTTGTAACTGTGTCTGTAGCATAAGCAGTAAGACCTGTAGACGCATCACAATAGAACGAAGCCGTGTTAACGTAAGAGTTTTGTGCGTTACCTAAGTCTTTTGCAAGTGCGTGTAGATCAGTGTCTACTTGACGAGCAAGTGCATAACCTGCGTCACCAGTGTAGAACTGACGTAGGCTAGACAAAGCCTGTACTTCAGTAATGTCTTCGATAAGACGTGAATACTCAAAGTGCTTGTCAATGAGTACAGGTACGTTGCCTTCAGTGTTGCCTTGGATACTAACGGCAGTGCCTGAAGTCTTAGCTACAGCTTCGCCACGAACAGGAGCAGGGATATTGATAGTATCGCCTTTCTTGCCTGTCATGCCCATCTTCTTAACTAGGTTAGCAAGTACGAGACTCTTCTCATACGCTGCACGTACCTCATCACTCCAAATCTCTGGAATAAATGTTGCTGCTTTGGTGTTATTTACAACACCGCCTTGAGCGGGATATACTGATGTAGTCATCTTATTTCTTCCTTAGTTATTTAATCATTTAACGCGCCCCTCTTGATAAGCCACCATTATTTCATCTGACATGGCTGAATATCTATCAGGGTCGTTTTTCATTAGTTTAATAATGTCTGCACGCCTAAAGATTTTCTTACTATTTGTCTGCGTTCCTGAAGCTCCTCCGGTAGATGCACTCTTAACGGTAGCATTTCTACTAGACTTCTCAGCATTTACAGTTTGACCAATCAATGCTTTACGATCTTTCCACAGACTGAATATCTCGTCAGCTGCTTCATAATCAAAGTTTCGATCAGCTTGTTGCAACAGTTTAGTCCTAAACGAACTCTCACCAACCCAACTAACAAAAGCAGAGTCTTGCAACACTTCAGCCATATCAGGGTGTTTATCCTTTAACATAGCTTGTGCGCTTGACTTCTTCATATCCGTAGAAGTTCTTTGAGCTTCTCGGACAGCAGGGTGATTGTCTATTGCTTTCTGTATTGCCTTTTCAGGATCAGAAAAGTAATCAATCTCTTCGTCTACAGGTTCTTCTTTACTTGAGGATTGTGACATTACAAACTCATCAACAACCTTGCGTAGCTCACCTACCTCACCACTCTGACGACCAAGCATACGCTCAGCCTCTTGGTGCATTTGTACAAGCTCAGCAGCACTCTTGTTGCGATACTTGTCCGGTACGTTGTCTTCTTCACTAGGTTGCTCTTCCGAGGCTAGTGCGTCTAACTGTTCTACGTTGTCGTCTTCTTGTCGTCCTGTTTCTTCATCTATCAGTGTAGCCATTATTAAAACTCCGTGATTAAATCATTATGGAGATTGATGGACTTGTGAGGCTCTTACGAGTTGTCCTCACGTTTTTCGCGTCTAATTTGATCTTCTCTATTCTTTGCCCACTTCATAGTAGACCCCGGAAAATGTCCTGATATAGGGTCTAGTGTGCATTGAACAGCGGAAACCATCTTAGTCGCTGTTTTGCCGCAGGTAGAACACTCTGTTTCCCTTACCTCTTCGTCAATAAAGCGCTCAGTGACGTGTTGGTCTGGGCAGAGAAATTCATAGATACGCCTAGTCATCCTGCGCTTCCTCTTTAAGAACATCTAAAGTTGAATCTACCGTATGTGGCAAGTTCAGTATTAGATTTGCTATGTTCAGCTGTCCCTTCTTATAATAAAGGTCTTCAATGCTACTAACAGCATCTATGCCCTCTATTGCGTCTGTAAGAATGCTAATTTCTTTGTGTACATTCTTCCAACCGTCTGTAAGCAGCATATCTTGTATCTGCTCGTAATGTAGTACATCTGCCTCATTCATATTGTTTTCCCTCGTTAGGACAATAATGCTTGACTTCACATGGCGTATGTGATATAGCGCCGGACTATACCACAAAGTCAGTCAAATGTCAAGTCTTTTTTGAGCTTTCTTTCTTAGCAGGTTTAACTGCTGCCAGAGCCTCTTCAAGAGCTGTAATACGCTTCTCCATACGGCTATAGGCTGCATTTACTTGCTCTACTACACTCTCTAGCTCTTTATTGCTGACCACGTTGGTTCTCCTTGGCTGCCTCTAGCCCTAGTTTTTTCTCATCAAGCGCCAAACTTGCTAGTTTCATACGCTTTTCAAAGTCTTTATCGTCTTCAGTTGCTGACACACTAGACGCTACAGCTTTAATACGATCTGTCTCAAGCTCTACAGGGATGCCACGAGCTTCTAGTGCTATCTTCTGCGCTCTAGCGTTAGATTCTGCTGCCTGAGCGCTTAAAGCGGCTGTCTGGCTGTTCTTAAAGGCTCTATCTTCTTCTGCCATAGCCTGCTGCATCTGCTGCTGCTCTGGATTAGGCTGTTGTGCCTGTATCATGGTCTGTATTAAGTCTTCACGGTTAGTGATGTTCATGTTATCAATAACAGATTGCAGGATAATAGGATACACAGGGCTATCTTGCGGCATAGTCTGTAGCAGCTGTACTAACTGAGCTACTTCGTACTCACGCGCA